CCCAGCTTTCACAAGCATCCACCGTCATTGCAAAATCTTCCGGTGGGATGGAGTTGTACTTACGGCATTCGCCATTAGGCAAATAATGGTCACAGGTGTGACAACATTGCGGGGTCTTGGTATTGCGCCATTCAATAATAAATTCAGGCTCTTGGTGTCGTTTACTCATTTCCAGCTCCTTTTTAAAACTCGATAATATTTGCCATCTTTTTTAAATTCAATTGAATCTGGCGCGTTGGTGGTGTTCAGGTTAGCAACTGCCTCATCTAAAGTCTGCACATTTAAACCGCCATCGTGCAGGCCAGCACTGGTGGCAAGACGGATTAAGGTTTGCAATGCCTTTTGCCCAGCATAGCCTTCGTGCAAAATGGCGAAATACTCGGTGATCGATGGGTCGCTCAAAGCCCCGTAATAGGTCACAGCCAGCATTTCTTTGCCACTGGCTCTGCTAGTATGCTTTTTCCACATCCAGCTCTGCACAGCCATATCTGTGCCTTCTATACCCATAATGTCATCGTTACGCAGAACCATAGACTTTTTAACAGGCTCTGGGAATAAAGCACCGCACGCTGGGCAGGCAATCGCTGAGATATGCACTAGCTCCCCGCAGCTGTCGCACACCTTGACGGGGGCTTCCCCATCGCCACTGCCACCCTTTTTAGGTGGTTGGACTGCCGTGATCGGGCCATGGGTTTGAATGACTCCGGCAAAGTCTAGGACTAGGCAATGGTCTGTATGGCTCTTTGGTCGCATTCCGCGCCCTGCCATCTGCACATAAAGACTGGCACTCATGGTCGGGCGTAGCATAGCAATCAGATCAATATCGGGGTAATCAAAGCCAGTCGTTAGCACATTGGCATTGGTTAGGGCGCGTATTTCACCCGCTTTAAACTGCGCCAAAATGCGCTCACGATCTGTTTTTGATGTCTCTCCAGTCACGCATTTGGCTGAAATACCGACACCATTCAAAGCACTGGCTATGTCTTGAGCGTGCTTGACACCAGTGCAAAAGAATAGCCACGACTTACGATCACCCGCTAAATGCGAAACCTCTCGAATGATCTTGAGGTTTTGCTCTGGGATATTAACGGCTGCTTGCAATTCTGACTCAATAAACTCTCCGCCACGCTTATGCACACCACTGGTATCTAACCTAGCCCGTGTTACTTTACTGCGCAAGGTGGCAAGATAACCTTTATAAATTAGCTCCTCAATACTGACTGGCTCGATCAAAGCATCAAATAAAGCGGGTTTATCGGTGATTAAACCATGCCCCAGTCGATAAGGAGTGGCAGTTAGGCCAACGATTCGCATGGCTGGATTAATCGCCTGCAGTTGCCCTAAAAATTCCCTGTAACCGCCTTCGTCTCGGTGATTGACTAGGTGGCACTCGTCAATAATTACCAGATCAATGTGACCTATCTGCTTGGCTTTCTTACGCACCGACTGAATGCCAGCAAATGTAATAGGTTCGCCAAGTTGCTTTTTACCAATACTGGCTGAGTAAATGCCCATGGGAGCGCCTTTCCAATGCAAGCGCATATTCTCGGCATTTTGTTCAATTAATTCTTTGACGTGCGTGAGCATCAAAATGCGGGTCTCAGGCCATGACTGCAAGGCATCTTTGCAAAGTGCTGCCACAATGTGACTCTTGCCAGAACCAGTTGGTAGCACCAAACAAGGATTGCCTTGATTGCCAGCATCGAACCAGGCATATAGCTGGTCGATGGTGCGTTGTTGGTAGTCTCTTAGCATTTGCTATTAACCATCTGAATACGCTCACCTATCCAGCGCATGACCGGCACAGCCATGGAGTTGCCTAATGCTTTGTATCGATTGCCATCTGCCGCTTTTGGTATGTTTGTGTAATTGTCAGGAAACCCCTGCAAACGCTCACATTCAATTGGTGTAAGGCGGCGAACTGCCATGTTTGTAGATACGGCATGATTAGGATAACCACCATCACCTCCTGATCTAAGGGTTGGGCTAATGTTGTTGCCAGCATCTCTAGCAGCATCGCATTGAGTAAATCCGTAAGCAACCGCATGAACATCAGTTTTGGTTAGCGTGTACATCGTATTGCTATCCGATACGCCTATTCCATTAGGGCCACCAGCATCCCTACCAATTAAATTGCCTTGCATTGCTAGCGGCACATTGCCACCGCCTGTACCCCACTTTGCAGTAACTGTTGGGCATACGCTGACTTCTTTTACTCTACTATCGGATGCATGGTTTTCGTACACAAAAGATTCTGTTTCATAGTCATTTCTAATGCGTGTTGTAAGGCACTTGGCAGGGTCTTGCCCCTCTTTTCTGCCCTTCTTAATATCCCTGCGCAGGCTTTCGGACTCAAATAATACTTCTGCGGCAGGTTTCCAGTCTCCAAGATATCCGACAACAAACACCCTTCTGCGTCTTTGTGCGACTCCGAAGTTTTGAGCGTCAAGCACCCTGTAGGCCCACCCATACCCGAGTTCAGCCAACGCACCGATGAAGCTGCCAAAATCTCGCCCCCCCCCAGAACTAAGGACACCTGGCACGTTTTCCCATACGCACCACTGGGGTCTAAACTTGTCAAGAATTCCAACATAGGTGAGAGCAAGGTTTCCTCTTGGGTCTTCAAGTCCTTTTCGCAATCCTGCGACTGAGAATGATTGGCATGGTGTTCCTCCGACCAAAATGTTAACTGGTTCATTTATATTCCACTCCTTGTATTTAGTCATGTCACCAAAGTTGGTGACGTTGGGGTAATGATGAGCAAGTACTTGACTGGGAAACTTCTCAATTTCACTAAAACCGACTGGATTCCAGCCCATGTGATGCCATGCAACAGTGGCAGCTTCCACTCCTGAACAAACGCTTAAATAGTTCATCCTATAATCCTCGCACCCATCTCACTCCTCAATCTCTCAACAAACTCATCGCCTTCAACACAAGCATCTGCGTTTGAAAGTAGCTCTTTACTGGAATACGCGCCCTCTGCTGGGTCTCCATTATTGATGTCTTTGCCATTAATAAAATAAACTGCCTGCCATTCATTGTCGCTATCTTTGCGCTGCCATGGTACTAAATCAGGGTGCAAGACATGAGAATCACACCCAGTTCGTTGAAACTCGACTGGAATACCATCAGCATCGTGACGTTCACACCGCCAGGTGCTATCTTCCAATGCTGTCGAATGGGCGCAGGTGCGGCAGTTGACGTGTTTCGTTTGTTTGGTGTCAAAGCAAAATTCATGGGCTGGGCAAAACTTGCATTGATACCAGCTTGGATCGCTTGACAATGGCTCTGGCATTCTGTCAGCCAAGGCAATGCGGTGGCCTTTCTCAATCAGTTTTAAGGCTATCGCCTCATCGTAACGAATGCGCTCGGTGTATATACGATCATCGTCTTTGCAGATCGCCACATACAATGCTCGGTCAATCTCTGTGCCATGCATATAAAGATGACACTGGGCAAAGTGCATTGGCTTAGATTTCTCAACCCCATTCTTTTCTAAATCGTCAAATGACTTCTTGCTATGAGTTTTGAACTCAGCAATATGGCGTTTCTTAGGCGCTTCTGGTACGCCACGCTCAATGATTCCATCTAAACTACCAGACACATGAGAGCCAAAATCCACCCGCATTTGCTTGCTACCAGTCTGGCGAATATCAATCCCAATTGATCGCAGGTCGCTCACAATCTGATTCTCTTCTAACTGACCCCTACGAAACAATCGCAAAATCCTGCCACTAAACTCCTCTTGCACTGCCCAGCGAAAGTTGAGCCATAAGTATCTGTCACAAGGATGTCCTAGCATCGATGCCCCTAGATGATGGCGCGGTGGCTCTTGACGGCGCTCATGCGCTTGGTCAATCAGCGCTGATATACTGTGGCTTGGTTCAGGTATCTTCATGTGGTTTTTTATCCTTTGTTTTCACGTGAGGTGATTGCCCAGCTCCTGTTTTGTCAGGGCTGGGCTTTTTTTATTACTTCTTAGCCCAAGGCGGTGCTGCAGCCTTGGTTGTTGATGTAGGCGCTTCTGCTGGCGCAGCTGTCGCAGGCATCGTTGGCATACTGCCAGTTAAGGATTTAAACCCTTTGACATCGTTTGAGTCGCCATACTCTTCCGATTTGCGCACATCCAATTTGATGCTCAAAGAGCCACCAATCAGTTGATCGGTATCCGTTACCTTAGTTAAGCCAATTGAACGCATGATTTCACCGAGTTGCTGGCGACCAATCTCTTCTGCCTTTGGGTTAGGGTTTTTGATATTCAAATTGCCGAACACCACACGACCTTGGTGGCTTGGGCCAGTAATATCGTAGCGAACTGCGATGTACTGACCGTTACCAGCCTTAGTGTTTTTGAGTTCAGCCCCAGTAATGTTCGCGCTATACCAGCCAGCAGGCAGTGGATCGTAGCCAGATGATTGTGGGAGTTGGTCTGCTTCGTAGATTTCGTTTAAAAATGCCATGATGGTTAATCCTTTTTAGTAATTGAAAATGATGGGCGACCTGGAGTGGTCGTTATTGCGTCTTGCAATGGGCGCGTAATGGACTCGTCAGATGCCTTCCAAGCCGTTGCATTGATCTCAGGCTTCCAGCGAAACAAAGTGGCAAGGTGGTCGGTTAAACCATGCTCTGCCGCTATGTCTTGCAGTTTGTCAGCATCGACTTTGCGATTCATGCGACCCACTACTTTGATCTCAAGGCCAGCGTCAGTCATTGAGTTTTTAGTACCCTCAAAGTCTTCTGCAATGGCAATGATTTTGAGCATTTGGTCTTCATAAATGCGCCTTGCCTCTACTGCCATGCGCTCTTTTCCTTTGGACTCTAACCAGAGAATTGATAACTCATCAAGTTCTTTTCTCATCATTTGCCCCCAATCTTGGCAATGATCTCGGATAAGTCCGGTGCTTCCCAAGCAGATAACTTGCCAGATCGGTCTTTAGCCAGCCAAAGCCCGTCAGAATCGCACATCAAAGCGCGCTGGGTAACGCCTTCAGCATCCTTTTCAACTCGTAATGCCAGCACCTCATCAAAGAAATACGGCAGTGCTTGACCCGTTTTATTGCCTGGCATTGATGGGGCATACAAAACCCTGCCCATCTCGTCTTGGGTCTTTTCTAGCTTAGCAGTCATCAAAACGTGGCGGTTCGGCAAATCCCGAAATGCCCGAATAATATCTGCCATTTGCTCTTGCATTGACCCGTAGGCTTGGCGTGGGTCTTTAGCAACCTTTTTCTCATAGTTCAAAACAACTTCAGCAATTTCGCTAATGCTGTCTAGCGCCACGGATTCGAATGATTTTGCCTCGCTACTATTAAGCAACCATTCATACGCTTCTTTGAGCGTTTCCATATTGCCAATCTCAAGGTAAGGCAAGTTGGCATCTTGGATTGATAACAATCCGCCTTCAGCCGATAATACGATTGGATTTGGCAATGTTGTGATTAGTGAGGTTTTACCCGCACCAGCTTGACCATAGACCAAGACTTTGACACCGTTGGCGGACAATCCACCTGTGGTTTTGAGGTTAATAGCCATTAGGCTCTCCTTTGTTTTATCCTCCGTCTGACAATCAGTTCGAGGAATGATTTGACTTTAAACCAGTTAATGATAAGATGTCAACACTAATTGCAAATATATTTTTAAAAGGGGTTAAATATGCCTGAATTAGAAAAACTACGAAAAATGTTGGCAGATCGCAATTTACAAGTAGTTGCTCGTGATGCTGGAGTCCACCCAAATGCTTTGTATAGGTTAAAAAAAGGAAAAACAAAGCCAAAATATGAAACTGTCTTGAAATTACTTGCTTATTTTGATAATCAGGCGGTGACAAATGGCTGATTTATCTAAGGTTTTAGATGGCCCATGGTCACCACCAGCACAAAAAATTATTGCATCTCCTGAGTCTCAATTACGAGATTCTATGAGAGGAGCTGGTTTAGAGCCTCCAACAGAAATATTAATGGATGGCAAAATCCATCGTTTTCGATCTAATACCAAAGGCGCTCCTGGACACGGAGATAAACCAGGATGGTATTTAATATTTGGCGATGGTGTTCCAGCAGGTCGTTTTGGGTGCTGGAGGGCTGGAATTGAAGTTACTTGGCGTGCTGATATAGGTCGAAAATTAACAGAATTTGAGGAAATGTCTAATGCTAAACGCTTAAATGAGGCAAAAGTTCTTAGAGAAGCTGCCCAAGATCGTCAACATAAAGTTGCTAGTGAAACAGTAGAAAAGATATGGCTTAGCGGGATAGCTGCACACCCAGATCACCCATATTTAAAGCGTAAGGGAATACAAACTCATGGTTTAAGAACCACTGGTGACGGGCGTTTAATGGTTCCGCTATACGATCAAGACGGGACTTTATCCACTTTGCAATACATTGATGAGGATGGCGGTAAGCTATACCATCCAGGCGGTCAAACGGGTGGTAAGTTTTGGATGCTGGGCACAATGGATGAGCCTGGCACACTATTTGTAGCAGAAGGATTTGCCACAGCAGCGACTATTCACGAAACCACAGATAGACCAGTTGTTGTAGCTTATAGTGCAAGCAACTTAGTTCCTGTAGCTGGCACCCTTAGAGAAATGTACGGATTAGCTCAAGAAATCGTTATTGTTGCTGATAATGACCACTCAAATGTTGGTCAACGGTATGCAGAGCAGGCCAGTGCCAAGTTTGGAGCGCGCGTAGTTATGCCTCCGATTCTCGGTGATGCTAATGATTATGCGCAAGCAGGCAATGATTTGGCAAGTCTTTTAATGCAACAAACAGGCTCTGCCGTAATTGATAAATTAAAGGTGGTATTTGGGGATCAACTTGGGTTCGATTATGAAGCCCCAGATGAGCTTGTTGAAGGTCTTATGACCATTGGCAGTTCAGTAGTAGTTTATGGCGATAGCAACTCAGGGAAGACATTTTGGGCGCTTTCTGTAGCTACTGCAATTGCTACCGGAACAGAGTGTTATGGCAAAAAAACTGATTCTGGGCTTGTTGTATATCTAGCCAGCGAAGCCCCTGCAAGCATTCGGTCACGTATGCAGGCAATTAAAAAGTTCCATGGATGTAACCTTGAAAACTTAGCTATGGTTCCAGTTCCAATGAATTTTTACTCTGGAGACCAAGACGCACACGATGTTATTGAGCTAGTTAAGGCAATAGAACAGTTAAAAGGTCAGCCTGTAAGACTAATTATTGGCGATACTTTGGCTAGAATGAGCGCAGGAGCTAACGAAAATAGCGGTGAAGACATGGGGCCAGTCATGGCTAGATTTGACCAAGTAGCTCAAGCAACTGGAGCTGCTTTGATGATTATTCACCATAACGGTAAAGATGCAGCTAAAGGGGCGCGAGGTTGGTCAGGTATTAGAGCCCACATTGATACTGAAATTGAGGTAACTGAAAAAGATGGAACACGATCTGTAACTGTTACAAAACAACGAGAATTACCTAGTAAAGGCGAGACAATTTACTTCAAACTTGAGGTAATTGAGATGGGAACAACCAAGTTTGGAGGCTCTGCTACTACTTGTGTTGCTATCCCAGACGATGATTCTAATGCCACTCAACCACACAAAAAACCGACAAAACATGACGAAAATGTACGCACAGTTGAGCGTGCTTGGTGGGCATCTGGTGCAGAAGAACGAGATGGTTTACCGTATATAAGTAGATCAGCTTTACGTGATCTTTTAGTCAAAGATGGTATGTCTGAGCGCACTGCAAAGAACAAAACTGAGGCATCTAGGCAGGATGGAATTATTGCAAAATTACTGAATGCTGGAGTTCTTGAGCCTGTAGAGCATGGTTGGATTTTTATTAACGAGACTCAATCAAGTGCCATGATGATGAGAAAAAATAGTGGAAATAAAAGCCCCTAACTGCCCCTAAATGCCCCTAGGGGTTTTTAGGGATTAGGGGCAAAAGCCGTGAAAATCGCCCCTCCCCGCCCCTAAAACCTATAGGTTAGGGGCAGAGGGGCACACGGATGCGATGAGTTTGGTTAACAATGTGAGGAAGCACTAACATGAGTGAAAAAGAGATACCGAATTTTGAGAGTTGGCAGGCGCATAATTTGTGGAAATTTGCCAAGGATGCTTACCTGAGAATTTTGGAGTTGGAGGAAGCGAATGAGCAGTTGCGAAATGATTTTAAGGATGCGATGAAAATTGCACGAAAACAAAACTTGGGGGACAATGAGGTATGACCACGAAAACCACCAAAGTCAAAGTCAAATCTGAAAAGATTGCCAAGCACGAAGATCGTGAAGGCTTGGTGAAAATTGTTTTAGACAACATGGCGGAAAATGGCTTGAGTTTGAGAAAGAGTTGTCTTGCCGCTGGAATTGGAGCGTCAAC